ACCCGACATAGGCCGTGTACCCTGAAGATGATACCGTGATGGGTGTCAGAATAGAGCCGCCCGCTGTGTATCCAGTAGCAACAACTTGTCCCGCTGTACTCACGGAATACGCCGTTGTTGTTTCATTTAAATCCGCGCTGGCTGTGTACAGGGCAATCTTGATAACGTCAGTTGTCAGGTCATGTATGCCCTGATAAAGCTCTGCTTTAAAGCTGGTGGTCTGGGTCTGGATAATCGACATGTCAAGTTACCTTCTGACGGAACTGACCAGAACGGTAAGCGTCTTGACGCTCCATACCATCACCCAAACGTTTGGCCAACGCAAGAGCTTCCATGAACTTCTGGTTGTATAGAGTCATCATGTCTTGCTCACCCTTCATGTAGGTGTAAGCCTCAACCAAAGATGCGTACAAGAGCACGGGGTCAAAGTTATCACCCAGCCATGAAGTGTAGGGAGAAACTGTAATGCTTGGTGGATAGAAGAAATAGTGCAACTCGGCCCCGTACGCGGCGTCTGGTGTTGGGCCAAGAATGAAAGTCAACTCTGCTGCGTTGTCTGAACGTGGGCCAAACAATGCGTAATACTTTGGCATGCCGGTGTCTGTGGGCTGTGGGTACGCTTGCCGGATGAAGTTAACGTCTTTGTTTAACAAGTACTCGTACTCGCCACTGGCGTTAATGATAGCCAATGAATACACCGCCAAAAAGTCCGTGGGGCACTGCAAGTACTTGTTGTTCGTTGTGGTTGCGCCTGTTACATTCTGGCGAAGCGACGGAAACTGTACCGAATTAAATATACGCTGCTCAGCCTGCGTAACGAACACGGGAATATTAGCCACGAAATTTGTTTCCGTGTTCTCCGTGTACGCTTGGATAGCAGCGCTGAGTGCGGTGTAATTCATGCCATTGGCCCACGAGCAATCGTGCCTTTGGTTGCTGCACCGTTACCACGGGTGACGATACCGGATGTCTTAACAGTTTCGTTGCCCGCAGATTTGCTGATATTGCCAATGCTCATATCAACGGTATCCGCTTTACTGCGATTGACGCCAGAACCGGGGTTATCAGAGATGCCTACAGGCGCACCACTCATGGTGTGGGGCTTAGCGTATGCAGAAGCGGGTAGATTGTTAATCTTGGCCATATTATTTCCCTTGATTTGCAGCGCGAGACAAGTTACGTCCCAAGCGCATGCGGTCGTCGGTTGTAGGGCCACCTTTTTTCAACTTCAAAGATGTGCCTTTGCCGCCCATGTGTTCTTGCTTGTCGTGCTGCTTGAACGCTTTTTTAATCAGAGCAACGTCTTGCTTCTTGTCTGACTTCATGTTTTCTTTTGCCATATTAAGCTCCTATGAAACTGTTACCGTAACTGTACCAACATTTGTCGTTGCCACCAAGTAGTTTGGCGTCAGAACGACATCAAAATTACTCGACCCACCCACTGGGTTCCACCCCCATTGAACATCCCGCGAACCGCCAGTCAAATTGCCACTAGCGTTTGTGCCTGCCGTAACGTACGTTGTGTCCTTGCGCGGGTTACGAACTGCCTGCGGATCATCCACTGGATACATACCCAACTGCAACTGCGGCTGGTCGGGATCCCAACACGTATCACACACCATCAAATTGTAAAGCTTTGTCTTGATAACTTCTTGTCTCAAAGCCGTCAATTTGTACTGTTGGCCACACCTATCGCACATGGCGATACTGTTCTTACCAGAAGCAAACCGATTGCCCATTTACGTACCGCTACCAATAAACATCTGCCTCGGAACAAAACGAACCGACGCCTTTTCACGATCTTCATCAGCGGCCAACTGCCAAGCTTCATCGTACTGTTGCTTCAAGACAGGCAGGCGCTCAGCGCCATTCTCAATCTTAAGAGCCAAGTAATAGGCTAAACCTGCCACCATACAGGGCAGGAAACGGAAAGGCACATCCATCGTGCGCACACCCCCGCCAGCATCATCAATACGGCGCATACGCCAGTAAACGAACTGATACGTTGCGCTATTGTCTGGGGTTGGCCAAAGGGTCACAGAGGGTAGATTCTGCGTGTATACAGACACGCCAGTTAAGTGTGCCGCCGCAGTTGTACCGTTCTGCCCACGGAAACAGTTGTAGAGCACGTTGCCGGAAATGTAACCGTACTGAATAGTCTCTTTAACAATTCCATCAAGATACAAAAAGCCTGTGGCGGGAAGCCCCGCGGCATTAGTTAACGTAATTGTTGTATCTGTGGCCGTAATACCGCCGTTAAGCGTGGTGCCAATAGAGGAAGTCTGGCCATCCAAACGCTGATACCACACCTGAATAGGGCGGGCTTGTTGTAGTTTGTTGGGGATCGTGGCGTAAGTAGAAACACTGATACGCGTGATGGTCAAGTCAGCTTGCGTAGATGCGCTACCCGCGCCTGTGCGAATTACATGCTCAAGTAGATCCACTGTATCTACGGGCAGTGCATAGGTGTTTAGACCCGGAGTCAGGTTAATTGTCCCCTGCTCAAACGTCCACATGTTGACACCACGATTTGCCCAATCAGCAAACATCAGATTCAATGAACGACGGGCAGTACGTAAGTCGTAGCCCGTACGCAACTCTGAACCAGCACGCTCAAATGCTTCCTCAACGATCTCTGTGAGGTCAAGGTTAAACGTTGCTGTTCCAGAAGTGGTCATTTAGCAAATCTTTCCACGGGTTTTACCCTTAGTGGCAATACCGTCTGCACGGCTAGAGGCTGAGCTAATACTACCACCGGCTTTTTTGCCGCGTGTTTCACGCTTCAACTCAGACGCATACTCATCAGCTTTTTTTCGAGCTTCTTTGTCGTCGATGTCTTCCATCTCAAACGTTGGTTTGCTCATAGCTACGTCATCTCGCAAAATTTCCATGCGGGGCTTTTTACTGCTGTTTGCGTAGTTAGGGGTTGTTTTGTACGTAGCCATTATTTAAATCCTTTAAGAGTTTTAGCCAAACGCGCACGCTGCCCCATTTTACCGGGTTGTTTTGCAGCGGCGTTTAGCTTCTTTGCAGGAATCTTTTCACCAGCTTTTACGCCCAAAGATGCACGCAGTGCACCGGGCTTTTTGATTGCGTCTTGAATAAAGTTCTTAGTAGCCATTATCTAAATCCTGCCGTTTTCTTTGCGATCGTTTTGGGTTGTGCTACGAATTGTTTGCCTGCGGCTTTTCCGGCTCGCTTGGCTTTGGTCGTCGCAGCGTACTCAGCAGGGCTGAGACTTTTGATCGCAGCTTTTGGAAGGTATCGTTCACCAGTATCAGAAGATTTTTTACCACTTTTGGTTCCCCATTTTTGGTCGCCCCAGTTTTTCAGGGATTGCTGTGGGGCTTTCATGTCAGTCTCTGTACCCGCCACCTGCCGCCTTGTACTTCTTGGCAACAAGCTGAGCTTTTCTCGCGCTCCATTCTCCAGCGCCAGTACCCTGCGTAGCCGCTGACTTTACCTGAGACACAATATTCTTACGAAGACTAGGTTTTGTGTAATTGCCAGCCGCATTTACCTTCCCACCCTCTTTGTACTGGGTAAAGTCAGTGTCGTCCCGCCGGGCTTTCTTAGCGCCCTTGGGCATCTTAGAGGGGGCGATGTCCCCCATACCGCGGCTGGCCATCATGACATTAGCAGGGCTTGCCGCCCTTGTTCATGGCAATCATCGTGCCTTTGGTCTTGCCTTTTGTAGCAACACCGTCAGCGCGTTTGGAGGCAGAACCGCCACCAGCCATACCGCCCATAGCCATCTTTTTCATGCCGCCTTTTTTCATTGGCATTTCTGCTTTAGCTCCGGCTTTTTTCTTAGCCATCATTGCCATAAATCCGGGATTCATTTTAGAAGCCATAGTATCACCACCTTTATTAAAGAAAGCCGACTTACCGTGTTCGGTTTTAGGCTTGTTCACCTTCTGAATATCCGCACGGCTTACGCCGCCGGAGCTAAACTTCTTACCCTTATCCGCCTCGTCAAAATCTTTGCCAACGCTTTGCGGTATTCCTACCTTCTTGGCAAACGCAGGGTTATGCGCTATAGCTGCCATAAAGTTGTGTTGTTTCTTAGAACTACTCGGCATCGTCTTTCTTTCGACGGATTATTTCAGCAAAGGGTTTACCCGCAATCATTTCAGTGATCCGCATACCTGTCCACACAATCGTAAACAGTGCGGCAACCGCAGGAAGTAGTTGCATTACCGTACCAATAGCCGTAACAGCGGCTACACCGTCTGCTACATTCTTTAGGGTTTCAACGTTCTCTTGGTTCATACCATACGCCCTTTTGTCTTGCCTTTTGTAGCGCAACCATCAGCCGCAGTTACATAGCCGCCGTCCTTACAGTTCCACGCCCTCAAAGACTTATTGATCCGTGAATCCGGGTCGTTGGCAGTCTTGGCGCTTGTCAGTTTCTTCTTCATCCCACTCATCCTTGCACAGAAGGAGTCGCGCCGTGAGCCGCCCTCGGGTTGAGGTGCTTTCAATCCGGGTTTGCCGGGGTTGGCCGCGTTGTACGAAGCCCGTCCCTTGGCGTTCAAACCGCCCTTGTCGGACTTGCCCTCTTTGCGCGTCCATGCGGGAGACTTAGCCATAAAACACTTCAATGCCAACAACAGTACCTGTGCTGGTTGTTAAGTAAAGCCCTGTAGATGCCAAAATACCTTCGCCGGGTATTGTGATATTAAAATTTACAGGTGTAGATACACTGGCAATATCCATCGTAAACAAAACAGCAGCAGTAGCACTGCCATCACGAATTTCAAATGTTGCCGCTGTTGTAACTTTGGGGCTAACCACAATACCTCTAAGGCGTGTTCGCCCCGATATAAAAGAACCCGCCGCGCTCAAATGCGCCGCTTTTACGTCTGTTTGCATCATAATTAATCTCCTTGTAAATGGGGGCCGAAGCCCCCTAGATCAATTAAGCTTGGCTGGGGTTAGCAGAACCGTCGCTGTCTTTGACAATATATCTTACAGTCAAGACACCAGCACCTGAGGTGGCAGTGACGTTGGCCTGTGTAAACGTGATGATTGCGTCAGACGTACCTACGTTATTACACAGCACAGCACCAGCGGCGTTGTTATTACCAAGCAACAAGTTAACAATACCTGTGTTTGTAAATACGCTACCGTTTGCCGCTGTGTTAATAGCTGTGCCATTGACTTGCAAAACGTATGTAGGAGTTGTGGTTGCATAAGCAACGGTGGTGTTAAATGTAGCATCTACAATTTGCGAACCAGCAGGGATGGTAAACGCCGTAGTAGCCGCTGTAATGTCCGTGTACAAAATGGCTTTGGATTGGGCAACCATAGTAGCGCCCATATTACGGATTGTGCCAGCAGTAGTGCCGGTTGTGTTTTTAACAGTACCGAGCAGCCAAGGGCCAAGGTGTGATGCGAATCCCATGATATTTCCTTACATACAAGTTAAGTGCATCAATCTGTATGTCGTCAGCCGGGACTGTTTGATGCACCGGAAAGCCCGGATTAAAGTCAATATACACCAAAAGAAAAGGGGGCACAAGGCCCCCTTCCAATATTTCCAAAGAAATATTTAACTTATCAGGACGAACCGGGGGAGCCAAAGACGCCCAATGGATCAGACCAGCCGAAGCTATAACGCTCACGGGCCTTGTAACGAACGTTACCTGTGTCGAAGTCACCATCCATAGATGTGGACAACGCCATACGCTCGAAGTGCTTCAAGCCGTTAGGTACGTCAGTTGTCAAGAACCAGCCGTTTACGTCGGTCAGGTAGTGGTTAATTGTGTAACCTTCAGGGATTGAACCGTTATTCTTCAATGCGTTGATGTCGTTGTCTGTTGTACCAACACGGAGGCTGGTTTCGAGCAAACGAGTAGCAACGAACTGAAGTGCTGGAGGCACAATCAATTTCTTAGGCTTAGCGGCGATCAACAGGCCACGCTCATCAGTCCAAGCGGCGATCTGAATCACAGCGTTTTCCAATGATGTTTCATTCAAGTCAGCATTGGTTGAAGGACGATTGCTGTTAGTGCCACCTGAGATCAGGGGGTGCGCTGTAGAGAACAGAGCAACACCATCACCACCGGGGTAGGATGCGCTGAAACCGTTGTTTAAGACGGATGCAGCTTTAACCTGCTTGGTGTATGCCATAGCACGAGCCAGACCCTTGGTGTAGCGAGCAGACAAGCTGTCGTACAAGTTATCTTCAACCGCTTCTTCAGTGATTGAGAAACCCAAGGCAATGGTTTCGTGGTTATAGCGAGCCGTAAACGCTTCTTGCGCATTGTCGTAAGCGATGGCAGAGCCCTCGTTCTTAACAGGTGCGGCAGAAAAGCCAGACAGTTTTGTTTCTTCTTCAAAAGAACGCTCAGATTTCTCTGTTTCGTAGAGTTCTTTATGCTCTTCGCCGTAGGTTGCATACTGCAAACCAAACAAAGCGTTTAAGCCGGGAAGAAGTTCTTTAAGTAGTTGTGCACGTGAAATAGCCATTTTATGTTACTCCTTATGCAACAGCTGTACCAGCATAGTATTTATGCAGACCAAAATTGATCTTCACAAGTACTTCTGGATATTGATTAAACACAATTGTTGAAGCCGAAGCAAAAGCTACTAGCGGCGCTTGATTGAGCACAACCGTTGTAGAGTTTGTTACAGACGCAACATACGAACCGCTGGCAATGTACTGACCATTTGCTGCAATGGAGCCAACGTCAGAGCCAACCACTGGCGTAAACGTAAGAGCCGAAGCAAGCGTAACAGTAGCAGTAGAGATACTGGAGTAAACACCCGTACCTTGTGCCACTATAGAGTCAGGAACCAGCCCAATAACACGAATTGGCAAAGCCGCAGTAAGTGCTAGGGAAGTATCTGCCAAAACAGCGTTGGCTGAATTACCTGTTGAAGTGCTACCTGTGTTGTTAACTGCTGCTAAGTTTTGACCAATCATGGCGCGAGCACCAGAAGTCACTACTGTAGTACCAGAAACCATCACAGCTTTAAACACCGTGTCAGGATCGTCACAGACAATAGCTACTGCATCACCAGCAAGCGTAGACGCAGGCCAGTATTGCGAGAAGGTTTTTTGTCCGGTTACGGGGTTGGTGAACGAACATCCGAGGAAAACCCCCATCAGCGTACCGACAACACCCGTTGTAACGCTTATGCGTTCCAAATTCCCACGAACTAGCGTTACAAAATCACCATAGAAGATGTTTGTAGCGTAACCGTAGGTAATAGGTAGTTCACGGGTTGATCCCGCAAATACCTGACCACCAATCAAGTTGATCGGTTTTAGCCCGTAAGGGGCTGAGACCACTGGATAAGCCATTTAAAGACTCCTTTATTTAGAACCTGAACCAAATCCCTGTCCGCGACTTGATGTTGACTTGCGGTCAGCAAACAAGGGCATCCGAGGGTCATTATTTCGCATGAAATGATTGTCAACTGAATCCATCTGGTTTTGGGCTTGCTTGTTGTAATACTCAGAGCGTGCTTGTATGCGTTCCTTGGGAGCCTTGCAAAGCATCAGCCCACCAATTTCCACATTACCGCTTGCGTTGTTACCAAATAAAGCCATTTCCGGATGATCCACTGCTTTCACCGGCTCATAACCATCGCGCATCTGTAAAGACACGTTGTTGGCTAATGGCTGACCTAGCACGTGAGTCGCTATCCAGCGAAACTCGTAATCTGGATCAGGTGTCGGATCGGGCAAGTTGCTCGGGGGTACATATACCATACGAGCAGATTTATCGCGTGACTTACTGTCACGATTTGAGCGGTCATTAGTTTCAGCCATCTTAATTCTCCAACTTTGCTACTTGAACAGCATATTGCTGTGGGGTTAAACCAAATTTTTTCGCTAACGCTACTTGCGTTTGAGTTAGCTTAATCTTTCCTGCACTCGTAGAACGAGATACAGAGGCAACCACTGTCGTAGGTCGTTTTTGAACCTCACCAGACCTTGGCTTGTCATTTGCTTGACCGAATAAATCCGGAAAAGTTGACTTCATGCGACCATCAATTTGATCGAAATATTCAGCAGAGCGGGGATCCACTCCGTTTGTGACTAGTTTTTGGTGCAGCCCTAGTGCGTAGCTGGTGTATTCCTCAAACCCTTGCTGTCCGAACCACTGGTTTTTTGCCTGCCAGCGCAGAGTTTTTTCGTCCGGTTCAGCCCTTGAAGGTTGGGCTTGTTGTGTTTGTACCTCAAAATTTTCGTCTTGTAAAGGGGTAGGACGATAATTTTTTACTTGTTCTGCACGAATCTTTGCGTCCATCACGGCTTCTTGGGCTTCAATGATGGCGTCTGTGTCGTACGACTCTTGTGCGGCTTTGAGTTTGCTGCGGGCTTCTTTTAACTCAGATTCGGCTCTGCCTTTAGCGCCTTCAATGACAGCTTCCTGCCCTGTGTAGACGTTTTGTTTGAGGCGTTTGTTCTCTTCAATCAACTGCTGTGCAAGACGCTCAAGTTCTTGCTTCTCACGCATTGTTGCCTCTTTGACACGGCGCTCGTCGTGACGGGCGTGGGTCAACTCTTTAATGCGTCCCTTGACTTTGTCAGAATAGGACTCGATTTCTTCATCGGTCGGATCAAGCACTTCACGGTCTAGGGGCTTGCGGCCTCTGTCACGTTCGGGCGTGTCGTCTTCAATTTCAATCTCTATCTCATCAGCCCCTTCAATTTCAAACTCAACGTCAGACGTCTTCTTGTCTTCAATTTCATCGGGGAACTTGTATGCTTCAGCCATATTCTTCCTTTCAAGCGCGGGTTAAGCCGCGGGGGTCTTGCACAACAGCATCAACTTGGTCGTCGTTGATGAGACGGAACTCCTTGCCAAAAATCTTAAATCTTGTGCCGGAGTAAGTACGTACTAACACGAAGTCGCCCTCTTTACACCATGCTCCGTTAGGAAACTTGGCGGTGTCGTTGTACGCGTCGGGGCCAACTTTTAAAACAAACAACACGGTGGTTGCTGTTTCTTCGAGGCGCATACCCTCAATAGGCCGGACTAAGTCCAGACTTGTACCGTCGATACGTTCAGAGATGTCCGGCACGGCGCAAAGAATCTTCCAACCTGTGGGGATTGGGAGTTGCGTGGCTTTTAACTCGTCAGTAGCTTCAGGAGCATCCAGAGGCTGGATGGGTTCAGGCAGTGCAAAAGCACCGGGGGAGAGATCAATGTCACTCATTGGATTCTTCAACTTTCTGCGCAAGGTCAATTAAATAACGCTCTGCGAGGGCTAGACCCTGAATAATCCCGCAGAGTTTTTGGTACTCTTCAAAAGTACGGCACGAACCCCCAGCCAAGTCATCGGCATAGTTGTTCATGTCTGTGCGTATTTTTTCACGTAATACGCGTACGAAGTCTTGGATCATGCTTTAGGCTCACGTTGTTTACTGCTGTGTTGAAGCGCAGCAGTTCGCGCCTGTAAATCCATCTGGGCTTTACTCTTTGCGATGTCGGAACCCATTTGGATACCGGCACGTTCTTGTTCAAACTGTTGCTTAAATTCGCTCTCTTTAATTTGCGCACCTGTGCGAAGAGCTTCTAACTCCAGTTTGCCGCTGACTTCTTGCTCTCTCAAAGCCTGTGCGTCGGCCTTGGCAGCAGCGTCCATCATGATCTTTTGTTTCTTCAACTCTAGTTCTTGGCCTTTGAGTTGGAGTTCCTGCATCTGCAACTGCATGACGGGGTCTTGCATCTGTTGCTGTGCCTGCATCTGCGCAGCTTTGGCTTGGTTCTGCATCAAAACCTGTTGAGCCGCTTGAGCCATCATGCCGGACAACGCGATCTCCACTTGCGGTGGCAACTTCTCGTCTTCGGGTGGCAACGGCATACCCAACTGCTGCTCAATCTGCTGGCGCATCTGATAACCAACGTGCTCTGCAATGTGAGCCGTAATTGCACCCATGATCTTGGGAGCCTGTGGGTTCTGGCCAATGAACTGCTGCATCATCGGGTCTTGCAAGAGCATCATGTGTACTTGCATGTGAGCGGCGTGATCTTGATGCAAAAACGCTTTTATCGGTTTACCCTTGAGCGCATTCTGGTTCTCTTGCACAGGGTCAGTCGGCTTCTGATCGTCCTCAATTGGTACAAGCTTTTCTGCGTTCTTAATACCAAGAACATTTAGCATGCCCCTGTGAAGTTCTGGCAAGTTGTAAATGTCTGGAGCCATCTGCGCCATCTGAATGACAGCTTGATACTGGATAACGCGCTGAGACATGGTCGCAGCGTTGGGGTCTGACACGGGGATAACATCCACCAAGTCATAGTCGGCTTTCTTAGCTTTGCGAGTGCCGTACTCGGGTGTGTATGTGTAGTCAGCGTCTGTGTAGTCGCGGATTATGTTCTTCAAGAGTTTGAACTCTTGCTTCAGCGCAAAGTGCACACGAGCCTGAACAGCCGTCATTACTTTGAGTTGTCTCTCTAACAACGCCAGCGTTGTGCCAACAGGAGCTTGAGCGCTCATGTCAGACACCTTCATGTCAGCAGTTGCGGCAAAACGCCTGCCTTCATCGACGATGGTCTGCATCAAGTTAAACAACGTCTGGCTTGGCTCTTTGTATGGCAGCGGCAAGATGTTGTCGCGGATCGTGCCCGAGCCAACGTCTACGTCACGGAACTCTCCGGGTGCGATCGGCGTGTCGTCACCTTTGATTCGCAGGCCCCGTGTCTTGAGTCCACCGGGGAGATTGCTAAGTGTTCCTGCATCGACAAGCTGTCGCATGAGGGATGTAGCGGATTTAGCAAAGCCTCCGATAAGATGGAAAAGTCCGAAGCCGTAAGCTCCAAAACCCGGGATATATTGGTAGTGAACGAAGTGCTGGCGCTTGAGTCGGAGGTCATCTTCTTCCTTCCAGTTGCGGCGAATTGACAGGATGTCGTTGGAGCCTTTAATCAACGTGACAACGTACGGCAACATGATGCCGGTCTCTTCACCCGCGTCGTCTTCGTCTTCGTAACCTTCAAGGTTCAAGTCAACGTGGCACTCATACAGCGTGTAGCGGTCGTCGTTTAAGTCACTAAAGCCAGTCTCTTTGTCTTTGGCTTTCTGAATGTCGGTTAACTCTTTGGGGGCGTCAGCCAAGTCAATGTCAAGATAGAAGCCAACTTGCTGAAGCTTGATGATCTCGTTCTTGGTCTTGCGCATAACGTGCGTGATGCGGTAACAAGTATCTAAGTCCGTTGTGCCGTACGGCAGATACATATCTTCCGCAGGAATAAACATCGACACCTGACGTCCCAAATTGGGATCGTAGTAGACCTTCTTAAACGCTGAGCCTGTGGCCGGTAGTGACCAGAGCATGCGCTCGTGTTCAGCGCGGTACTCCGTCATGACTTCCGTCAACTCGTAGTTCATGTCGTCTTCGACGTTGGCCGCAACTTCTTTCATCTCTGGCGTTTCTTTGCCGATGAGTTTGCTGCGCACAGGCCCTTGGGCTGGGAACGTCTCAGTGATTGTCTCTGCTTGGAAGCGCACAACCGCTTCTGTAATCATGGGGTGGAACACACCACACGCGCCGTTCCAAGGTTCCGTGCGCTCTTCAATTTGCAAACCCAAGAGTTTGAGACCATCAACGTATGTCTTCTCCCAATCCTTGCGGCCATTCTTGTCGTTGTCAATGTCAGACACCAAGTCACCAGCCAGCGACTGCAAAGCGCCACTTTTTATGTACTCGGCCAAGTTGTCGTCAAAGCCTTCTTCGCCATCATCTTCTCCGGGCGTAAGGGTGATCTCCATCCCGTCCATGCCAATGGTGACTTCTTCGGGATCAACGATCTCGATCTCAAGGGGGGACTCTTGCTCGCCCAGCGCGTCAATGCCCATTGGTTGTTGGTACAGCGCTTTGTCAATGTTCGTTGCCATGTTTAGTCCTAGTAGTATTCGTATTTTCTGCGGCGAAAGATCTCAAGGTCGTCTTTCTCGTCCGTGTCTAAACTGATAAAGCCGCCTTGCCTAAAGCGTAGCAGTGCTTGTGTGGTCGTGTCCACGTAGTCATCATGCTCCCCAACTGGGAACGCAGCCATCTCTTCAATAACTTCCCGTGCCCAGCGTGTGTCGGGTGCCCAGACTTTACCTGAACTGAATAAATCCGCAACTGCATTAAGGCGCACCATCTTGTCGTTGCCCCTTGACGGGCTGAACTCTTGCACAGGTATACCCATAGCTCTGAGTTCTTGTATCAGTGGTGCGCCAGCCGCCTTTTTCTCCACAATGAACGCGTCGGGTTCCCACTCTTTGTACTGTTTGAGCGCGGCAACCTTGAGTTCGGGAAAAGCCATCCGGTCTTTAATAGCGTCGAGCAAGATAACTTGAGGCGTGTCATTTTCTTCCTCGTTGTAGAAGATGCCCCATGTGGTGCAGGCTGAATAGTCGGAGTTATTCTTGGTTTCAAACGCCGTATCCCAAGACTGAATGATGTATTCACACTTGGGCGGGTCATCATGCTCCCAAATACGCCACATTTTGCGGCTGACGATGGCAGAGTTCTCAGATGTGGGCTGCTGCATGTACTGCGCGTTCCAATAACGCGGGTCAATACTGGCTTTTGTGGACTTTAACGCCTCAAGTGACCACTGTTCAGGCCAAAGTGACTTCTCGTCGTCTTCGTTCTCGTTCAAAATGGCCGGCAACTCCACTATTTCCCACGGAATAGCCTCTGGGTTCTTGGTTTGGTAGTCAATCAGGCGTCCAGTCAGGTCTAGGAGCGACCAACGGGTCATCACAATGATAATCCCACCACCCGGCATCAAACGTTGCAAGGGGCCTGTCTGGAACCAAGACCAAGCCGTATCAAACGCGAGTCTACTGTTGGACTTTACGTCCTGTTCCGAGTGAGGATCGTCAATAACGAACAGATCAGCACCACGACCAGCAAGAGCACCGCCCACGCCTGCGGCGTAATACTGGCCTCCTGCAGAGGTACTCCATTTTCCTGCGGCTTTTTGGTCATCAGCAACCAATGTTTGGGGGAAAACTTCTCTGTATTCATCGGAATCAATCAAGTTACGTATGCGCCGCCCAAAGTCTTCAGACAAACTTGCAGTGTGCGTGCCCATGATGATCTTCTTCTCAGGATACTTTCCCAAAAAGTACGCAGGGAACAGGTATGAGGAGAACTCAGACTTACCCATACGAGGCGCAATGTTGATAATCACGCGCTTCTTACGTCCTTCTACGACGTCCGTGAAAATTCGGGCTAGCTTCTTGTGATGGGGGCCAACTTTGAATCCGGGGTATACAGCCGTGGCAAACCCCAGCATGTTTGTTTTAGCCGCCTGCAGTTTGGCGCGGGACTCACGCAAGTCTAAATCTGCAAAAAGCTCCAGTTTCTCCTGTTTGGACAAGTGCGGCAACGCCTTGGCCATAGACTCAAGTTCCAACTTACTCAAAGTGGTGAAGTTCTCAGGCTTCATCTTTGTCTTCTGCTTTATCTTCAGTTACATCAACAACGTCGATCACACCCATGAACCTGTTGAGTTTGTCTTTGATCCGAGTCTCTAGCTCTATATCAGACATGGTCTCTTTCTTGACTTCAACTCGTTCAGTGAACAGCGCAACTTCCGTGACCTTACCCAACATGTCTAGCGCTTTGAGGCGAATCCGTGCGTCTGGATGTTTGACTTCTTCTAGGATCTGAGCCACTGCGTAGCCACGCAGTTCCTTGGCTTGCTCGACAAACGCCCAATCGTAGGCTGTCAGCATCCCAACTAGGTGTTGCACGGCAACAGGGGTTTTTAAATTAGCTAGCGCTTGTTGCGTATTTCCAACAGGCTGGCCAGTCACGAGAGAAGCAAAAGACTTACGGGCAGATTCTTGTTCCGCCTTAGTCTCGATCTCTTCGTCCTCAAGCTCTAAGTTCTTCAGCCACTCAGCCGTCTTGACCTTGGCGTCAATGGTTGTAGTTGGGTCTGCCTTTTCAAAAGACAGGACTTCCGCGGTGGCGTCGACCACCTCTGGATGAAACTCGCCGTAAATCAAATGTTCTAGCATTGCGTAGGGGTAGTGCTGGCGTCGCACTTGTTGCCTCGTTGGTGTTAGTGTACACTTCTTTTCGGTGATGGCGCAAGTCATTGCTTCTCCTTGATGGTTTCAGTTGCCATCTTTGCCCCACTAGTTGACGCTGGTGGGGCTTTTTTTATATTGTAATGTCCAACGTTTGACAATGCTTCTTGGAATTTTTTAAAATTTTATGGGGGGTGGGGTGTTTGGCTTTTGGGATCGTGATTTTTGAAAATTAGGATTGCGGGTGTGGAACAGTGTTTATGTCCTACCCGTCAGCATGCCCTGTATTGGGTTGGTGGGGGTAGGGTGGGGTCAACGCCACAGCCATCCTTGCAGACTTTAGGCAAGTTTATTTTCCCCCATAGTTTGTAAACTAGAGTTGTCAATGAGGGAGATCGCCCTCGTGACGTTCAAACCAATCGGGGACAAGTCCCCAATCAAAACTCAAGGAGAGTTACCATGGCAGTATCAACTAGAAGTCAAGTCGTCGCTATCAAGTCAGAGAGTGACGCATCTGCGAAAGCAGACATTGCCCGTGTTGCGCTTAAGAAGCAATATGGTCGCAAGTCTAAAGAGAGTGTTCGTGCATTGCTGTTGCCCGTGTTCGCTAGCGTGTGGTCAATCAAGCTTGTCAAGGGCGAAGGCTCAGGCACAGGCAAGATGGTTCTCAACTCAGATGCTGACGGATACGAAGCGTGCCGTAAGGCACTTGGTCGCACAGTCACATTCATCTGTGGTGCGGATGAGGGTAACGCAGTCGAAGTACCCGCAAAGCTTGTCAAGAAAATCTCAAACGAGATTATTGAGGCAGGCTTAACACAGAAGCAGTTCAATGCATTGCTCACGCAACTGCGTGCATCGGTTTCGTTTCAATAATCTCATTCGGGGACTTGTCCCCGATCTCCCAGAACACCGCAAGGGCTTGGCTCCTGCGGTGTTTCTTTTTATGTCCAATCCATTTCACTCAATAATCTCAAGGAGTTCATCATGAGTAAGAAAAACCTTAATCTCATCAAACAAATCATGTACTACGCATA